CTCCAATCGATCTGTGTTATGACACAGACGAGAAATACCGGATCACCTAATAGTGATCTGGTTTCACGATCTCTCGAGAAATTCGTAGAGACCGTTAGCATTGAGGTGTTAAAACCTCAATTTGACCTCAAGGAATGGCTCCCTGAGGCATTTAAGGATATTAGTGAACCTGATATCCATTTGTCTCATGCGAATACGCATGAAACAATTAATACATCTGCGTGCCGCGAAAGCCGCGTAGATGAAGGAGGCAAAGCAGAGGCATTAAAACTCCTCTTAAAGCTTGGCCCAACACCTCGTATTGATTTACATACGGGGCAAAACACAGGTGATTTAATTACATCTGATGACGTTGGTGAATATTATTTTCACCAATCATTACTTTCCTATCGCGAAGATAGGGAAGGATTCTATGACGTTAGTGTTAACGTCATATTAGAGCCAGGTTATAAGGCCAGAACGGTAACTTCGTCTCCGTTGTTACATTCTGGTTTATTACAACCGCTCTCTCACTTCCTACTGAAAATCGTAGGTTGCGTACCCTCCTGTAAGTCAGGAGTGACTTCAAGCTCTCAAGGATGGGAGTTTGTTAAAACACTGGATCCGTTTGATCCCACACTTAATTGGTTGTTCCGTGATGACGGAACTCCCAACTATGGTGTGAGCACGGACCTGGTGACAAGTACGGATTTTATGAATCCGTACAATACTCGTACAGTGATTTCATTCCTGTGCGATAAATACGGCGTGCCTAAATGGTATGCCGACGCGTGTAGCGATGCGCTTACACGCCCTAGAAACTGCTTTTACGGGGGCAAACTATTAGTAACCACTAAACGTGGTTGCCTAATGGGTGACCCTGTTACAAAAGTAGTTCTCACATGCGTTCAACTCGCATGCGCAGTTATGGTCGAATACGTCCATAAAACTTTCGTCTACAGTATTGTAGGCGATGATTTCGTCGGGGTTTATAAAAATCCTCGATGTGGCGCCGCTTTTATAAATAATTTATTAGAAGCGGGGATGAAAGTATCTGATGAGGATACTTACATATCGCAATATGCGGTATGGTATGCGGAAGAAGCAATGCTTATTCCGGATAGTCGCCATGATTCATGGCCACTGGTTAAACGGAGCCGAAATTGGGGTCGTCTACCTTACGTAGACTTCCCGAAAATTAGGCTCTGTCTCGATGTGCA